GCCAATGCTAAACTTGTTGATAAAGTTGTTGCACCTGACACGTTTAAGCCTTCGTTTATTTGTACCTGTGTTGAATCATCTGAACTGATTGATGTCCCTGAAAATTTTAATGAGCTGGCTTTAACTGCACCTGTACCATGCGGTGCCAAAATAATATCTCTGTTGGTAGTTGAAACAATGCTGTGAGTAACAACATCTAAAGCGCCACCTAACTGCGGACTAGTATCAAGTGATACCCTTTCAGTTAAGGAAGTACCGTATAATTCGTCAAAGTTGTCGTTTATCTTGTCAAATGCTGTTCTTAATGGATCACCTGTACCGTCGTTTGCACTAGATCCTATGCCGATTGTTTGTTTAGCCATGCTTTATATAATCCTTTTGTTACGATTATTTATTCTAAATTTTATAAACCGAATGTAAAACTATAGGTCGATTGCTGTTCTTTGGAATTTGAATACACAACTATCACTAGTGATGTTTGTTGCTAACAATCTAACATTACCGTCATCTACGTCTGCTGTGAATGTGCATAGTGGTGCAGAGTAAGATCCTGTGTTTCCAAACACAGTCACGTATGCTTCGATTGTGCTGTCAGCACTTGGTCCATGTATCACATTGGCTTCTACTATTTCAAATCTGCTGTTCGTTGCATCTGCTATTGATATAAAATATTTTGCACTTCTGTACGTGGCAGAACTAAATGCATCTATCTGTGTTGTTGCAGACGAAGCCACAGTTGTTGTGCTGTCAGCGATGTCTGAGTGATTTAATGAAGTACTTACTGTTGCAAAACCTAAGTTTCCTGAACCATCTGTTTTTAAGAATTGGTTTGCACTGCCATCGGATGTCGGAAACAACAAGCCACTCAAAGAAACTTTTCCTGAACCGTTACCTGACAGTTCAAGATTGCTGTTTGATGCATTTGCTGAAATTGTATTGTCTGCTATTGTAACTCCATCGATGGCCATTGAGTTGTTCACTGTGATTGTAGTAAATGTTCCTGCCGCCGCTGAATTGGCTCCTATAACTGCTCCATCTATGGCTCCGTCATTGATGTCTATGTTTTCTATTTTAACTTTGCCTGAGCCTGAAGCAGAAAGCACAAGATCCGAGTTGGACTGTGTGGTTTTTATTTCGTTATCTTCTATTGATATATTTTCATCTATGATAATTTTTGGTGCTGTTACTGATCCTGTTCCACTAGGGGTTAACACAAGGTCATCATTGCTTCTGTTGGCACTAATATTGTTACCGCTGACTACTATGTTACCGGAGAACAACGGAGACTCATACAACTCTGTGAACATAGTGTTCACTTTTAACATAGCCGCTCTTAACGTATCACCTGTACCGTCGTTTGCATTTGTTCCTACGTTTAGTGTCTGTTGTGTCATACTATACCTTAATAGGTCTCCTAATAAATTTTAAAACCTGATTGTTAGTGTTATTTACTGTTCCTAGCAACCTAACATTACCGCTGTTAATGTCTGCTGATAGGGTAATTGAATCATATATGGTAGATCCGTCGCCATCACCGTTTGTTGCCGCACCAAATGTGCTGACATATGCATTCGTTCCGTCGTGTGTTACGTTTGCATCAATTATTGTATACCTGTCGGCTGTGGCATCTGAAATCTGTATGTGATATTTGGCACTACGATAAGTTGAGGCACTAAACGAGTCAATAGCTGTTGTTGTTGAGTTAGTCAGTGTTGTTGTGCCGTCATCGATGATTGAAACATCAAATATTATGCTTGAAGTAGCCCATGATAGTTGACCGCTTCCGTTTGTTTTTAAAACCTGTCCTACTGTACCGTCGGTGTTTGGCAATTTGATGCCTGACACATCAACATATCCTGAACCAGCTGGGCTAAATTCTATATTGCTGTTTGATGCATTTGTTGAAATTGTATTGTCTGCAACAGTAACGCCATCAATGATCAATGCAGAGTTGTTGTAGTTCAATGTTGAAAAAGTTGCAGAAGCTGGTGTTGTTGCACCTATCACTATTCCGTCTATCTCTCCACCGTCTATGTCTGGGGCAGAAGGAAGTTGGACTATTCCTGTTCCCGAAGCACTTAATACTAAATTAGCATTTGATGTGTTGGTTGTAATATTGTTGTCTGATAATCGTACTGTTGAATCTATTGTTAAAGCTGTTGACATTCGAACAATCCCTGTTCCATTGCCTGCCAACACTATGTCTGAATTTGTTAGTGTCGATGTGATGTTATTTTCTATAAAGTGTATTTGTGATTGTGCTGAGCTTGTGGCAAATAGTTCCGTAAAGTTTTCGTTTATTCTTACACCCGAAACTCTAATACTGTCGCCGGTTCCATCATCAGCCTGTGTACCAATCCTGATTGTTTGCTTAGCCATGTTAGATACTCGCTAGTGTGATCTTTTTCCATATCACTGTGGAACCATCATAGTTCGCAGTGCATACATATAAATTTGTTGCGTTCCAAGATATAGATCCTGCTACGTCACCTGTGTTTCCAATTGCGGTTGCAGTTTTTGTTGTTGTGATCACTAGTCTGTCTGCATTGACTTTTACTTGTCCTGTACCGTTTGGATCTAGTATTATGTTGCCATTTGTGTCAGCACTTAATAAAGTGTTGCCGGTCATTTGTAGATCACCAGCCAATTCCGCAAAGTTGGCATTGATCTTAGTCATAGCGGTACGTAAAGTATCGCCTGTTGCTGAATTTCCTGCTGTTCCTGTGTCTACTGTTAATCTTGTCATAATATGATACACGTATTTATTAAATAATAATATGTTCATAGAAATGCTTAAGACCCTAAGATTGTACAAGAGGGAGAGCAAATTAGGTACGATGCACACATTTCATCGTAAGAATACGGTGTATGTATTCAAATGTGATTCATGCAATGAAAAGTTTATGCGACCTAAATCGCAGGTAGATCCAGCTCGTGCTTCGAATGACTACAAACATGTCTGTTCAAATTGTGATACAAAAAAGTATGCACAAAAGATAGGTGTAAAAATGCGTAAAGTGTATAAGATAGACGCTAGTTCAACTCAAACTTTATAGTTCAAGCCATTTAATACTATCACGTGATCCGTCTATCCACCTTTGAAGGTCAGCGTAGATGCCTGCTTTAATGTTAGGTTGATCCAAGTACCATCTTAGAAAGGCGTTGCCGTATAGATATTCTTTACGGTTGATAAAATAAAAATTTGTACCAGGAAACTTTCTAGTAATTTGTCTTAGTTGATACATCCATTCATATTTTAGATATGCCTTCATGCTTTCTCTGTCTGGATAGTTTGGAGAATTTTTATAGATGTTATTTTGTATTCTGCTAGGAGTTTCCATTTCCCATTGTTGGGCACCTAGTATGTCAAATGCCATTATAACAACATTCTTTATGCCCGACTCTGCCGCCATCAGCACAGCACTCATGCCTGATCCTCTGTTCTCTGAAAAATCTATGGTTCTAATTTTGCCACCTTTTTTGATATCACCACCACGCCATAATCTATATAATTTTAATCCTTCAGGCACCTCTTCTCCGTCATCTCCTTGACAGATATAATTCCATTCGGATATGTCGTCTATTCCGTGTATTGAGGGAGATTCTTTGTTGTTGTGCCATGTTGCAAGTTCTTCATGCATGGGAGGATTTACTGCCACTATGTGATCACACAGCATGGGATGGTCTCGGTATATGCCATTACAGCCATATACTATTCCGTTGCCTTTTAGTTTTTCTATTGGGTATATGTTTCTTGATTCACCGTTGCCTATTATGAATGCTGTATCCATTAGACACCAAAACTTTCTCCACAACCGCAACCTGATGTTGCATTTGGATTTTCAACAGTGAACTGTGATCCAAATAATTCTTCTTTCCAGTCGATGATTGTTCCTGATACGTATAATAAAGATATTTCGTCAACAACAAATCTGCCACTTTCCCATTCGATTATTTCGTCGTCTTTGCTTACTTCTTCTTTTTTACCGATCAATTGCCAATCGTATTTGAATCCTGCACAACCGCCACCTAGCACTGCTAGACCCACAGCATAGTTGCCTGGATTTTTCTCTAACATTTTAGTCATTTGATTCTTTGCTTCGTCTGTTACTGTGAATACTGTCATACCCATATTTACCTCTCTAGTCGACCCATGTTATTAACTCCGATTGACAACCAAAATTTAGTTGCATCTAACTTGTTTTCAAAGCTCATATAACTGTTTTGATCCTCCCAGTTATGACGCATGGGATCATACAAGTCTGTTTGTTCGAACCACCAACCCCATTTGCCCTCACAATTCTTTTGACACCACTCTATACATTCAGCCATAATACCGTTAGAGTTCATATCGATGTTGTGTTCGAATTGTTTCTCATATCCACAATCCTCAGGTATATCTGCTAACACCGGACTTATTTTTTTCACTTTTACTTTTCCGTATTTCTTATTCATAATATCCCATTTTTTGCAATAAGTTTTTGTTTGCAAAAAGAGGACCTAGGTTATATCTGTTTTGTTGATCATTAAATTCACTAAAAAACCTTTTGCTG